CTCGATCGCATTTTTGCGGCTTTTTTTTGGGGTGGGGGGGCTGACAGTGTACCTTTGTTTGATCGGCTAAAGCTTGCCAAGTCATATGCCCGGCCGTTTCATCAAGTCTGAGAGGCGCGAGTGCGCGAAAGACGGCGAGCCAATCCTGGAGAAAATCGGGATACGTCAACCACGTGATTGGGATCGCCTTGTCACGGCAGTAGTGGTACAGCGCGATGCGCTTGGCGGTGACGTGGTCGCAGAAATCTTGTAGCGGCTTCGTTTCTGCCCAGCGGTTGGGGAATCCTTCGATCGCGAGCTTGCGATCCCAGGACCAATATTGAGCGATCGGGTCGCGCCATAGGGCGACGACATGGAAGGCTGGATGAGCGGCCATCCAGGCCGGCAACAATCTATCAGGGCGCTGGAACACGGTGCAGGTCTTGACGACCGTACGTTGGACCGATCGGCACATCGCGGCGCCGAGCTGCCGGATCTTGGGGTCGCGTGACATTAGCTTGGCGTGGATCTCGGCGACTGCCAGATCCTCACGGCCGCAATCGGTGTGGTCCATCCAATCGCCGCCAGGGTCGTGGCCCATGCGGCGGCAGAATTCGGCGAGCATGGAAGAGCCGCAGCGGCCCGGGCAAGTGATTAGTATTTTCAGCATGGCTAACGTAGAGCGCGGCGGAAAGAGGCGCCTAGTACTGTGTCGCTGCGCAGGAGTTTGCGCGCCGGCCACGTGCGGAGCGGACCGAGGGCGCGGTGAGTGAGCATGCAGGTGTAAGCGTCGTCGGGTGGCGCCCAGGTACCGGCCGGCTGCCATAGTTGCGGCGCGCGGCCCCAGCCGCGACGGTGAATTTGGTGCACGAGCCTCGGGGGGATGCGGGCTACGCGAGCGTGCGGCAGTGATCGGCACGCTTTGCCGAGCAGTGTCGGGCCCAAGGCTTGGCGGCCAAGCCGGCCATTTGCACGTGTCAGTCGATCGACCATCTGTCCATAATATTCCGCGGCAATTGGCGAGTCTGGTTCGGCGGCGATGAGCGCTGAGCAGTACATGCCGCCAGCGCGGCGGTAGCTGACGAAATCGGCCGCGTCCAGCAGGTGCCAGATCGGGCGAACGTCGCGGAAGGCGATGGCGTCTGCGTCGATCCAGATGCCGCCGACCGAATGCAACAGGTACGCGCGGAGGAAGTCACTCTTTACGTTTGGGCGCTGCGCGGTGATCGTGGCCCAAGGCACATCTATCTCGTCATAGAGATCGCGGAAACATCGCGGGCCGAGAATCTGGACGGCCGGAATGTGCCGGCGGATCGTGCGCAGACAGAGCCGGATCCACGGCGGCTTCGGGCCTTCCCAGTAAGTCCAGACCGGCGTCATCGCTAGCGCTCCAGTTTGTCAACCCACTGCTCGGTGATCTCGTCGCGCATGATTTTGGTATAGTCGCTGATCTGGCCGCGGTAGGGGCGGCCCAAAAACGCGGTGATGTCGTGCACGACGTCAGTTGGCGATTCGCAGAGCTGCTCGTAAGTGACTCGCAGCGGCCGCAAATCCTGTTTGCGAAACCACGCTTCCCAGCGCGCGTAGTGGGCTTCTACTTGCCGCTTTTTGCGCAGGATTGCGCGGCAATCGAAAGGCGCCGCCTGGTGTTTGTGCTCGCGATCCTGCAGCGCGCCCCGATCGAGGCGAAGATGCCAGATACCGGTTTGCCGGGCTCGGTACAGGCTGATTGCTTGGCGTAGTGTGTCCTGGCGGCGAAGGTAGAGGAACTTGGCCGCGTCGCGATGCCGCTGATCTAGCGTCCGCCACAGCCGGCGCATCAGCGGCAATTGCGCCTTGACGCAGCAGACGTCTTGTGCGATTCGATCGCCGAAGTTCTCTCGCGGTTGACGCAGCAGCTCGCGCGGCTCGCCCACGACGCCGGTCGACCGAAGTAAGGCGCAGAGCCAGGACGAGCCGCTGCGATTGACGGAGGCAATAAAGTAGATCAGTCCGGGCTTGGGCATGGGCTTGCTTTTGCAATGATGACTTTCGCGCGCAGGCCGCGGCCTCGGCAGCCGACTAGTTGATCGATGCAGTAACCGTGACGCTCCAACAAGGCGGTAAGCGTGCGTGGGCTGTACCAGGCGACGTGGTCGGGGTTCACTCGCTCGCGCTTCGCGTTGGCCGCGACGCCAAAAGCGTTGGGCACAGAGACGAGTATTGTCGCTTCAGGCGCGAAGGTCCGGACCACATCAAGAGCTCGTCCTGGAAGGGACAGATGTTCCAAGATGTCGGCCAAGACAATGACGTCGGAGACAGGTGACACGCTGCACGCTGCGTGAAATGCGAGGGGATCGCAGACGTCGGCGCAAAGGATACGGTGGGCGTTGGAATCGATCGGCAGCAGGTCGCGATTGGTCTCGACGTCCACGTCGACGCCCGTCAGATCCTTGGCCACTTCGGCGAGCTGATCATGGAGTAATTTACCGCGGCGCTTGTGGTCCGCGGTGTGCGGGTGGGCCATACAGCCGACGTGGAGCACGACTTGGTCTTGGCACTGTCGCGCAATCCATCGCCGGCGATCGACTTGCGGAAACGAGGCGGGAAAAGAAGTACAGGGCATTGTCAGACCTCTCAATATTAGGAATTACGTGCGAGATCGCGGCAGCGATCTCGGCATCGGTCGGAGTCAAATCGAGAAACTGGATGAGGCGATCCACTGTGGCGGCGGGATCGGCGAGCGTGTCGTGATGTTTCAGCCGCAGCACGGGCCGGGCGCAATTCGCCAGGGCGGTATCCCTGGTCTCGACCATCGTAGGGATTACCGCTTCGCGCGCCTTGGGCGTCCACCAGCCTTGTCGCCTAAGCGATAGTATGCTTTCGTCGGCGGGTCGATCGACGACGACCAGCCGCAAGTCGGGCCACGCATCTACCATGTCGCCGACCATCATGCAGAGCGTCGGGTGTTTGGCGCCGATAAGCTGCCCGTCGCGGCCGGCGGCCCAGTTGCGCAATCTGGCGACGCGTTGCGCGTGGGTGTTTTGCTCCGTGAGCCACGGCTCACGGAAGGATTGCCGGCAGATACGCGCCAGTTGCGCGGCTTCAAAAAAGCCGGTGGGATTGGCTCGCGTCGGGGGCTTGAGCCGATCGCCCATTGATACGCCGAGCTTGTGGAGCATGCCGGCAACGCAACTGGTACCGCCGCGAAACGGTCCGACGACGGCGACCACAGCGGGCACATGGGGCGACGCGATCGAGCCGGCGGATTCCCAAAAGCGTCGCGGTGGCTCGCGGCCGGAGATGTTACTTTTCCCCTCGGCTTGTCCGATCAGCCACTCGCGCGGCACGTAGATCGGATGGTTGCGCTGCTGGTGCAATTGGCCGAAATGGTGATCCACGTGGTGGCCTTGCTGCCAGTGGGTCTTGTGCAAATGACTGTAGACCGTCTGCAGCATGTCTCCGCGGAGCGCAAACGCATGGGTGCGGTTGACATTGTACGGCTGATAGACGTGGTCGTTGACCTTGATCGGCGGGTGTTGGTTGGCGTGCAGGTGTTGGCCGCCGAGATAGATCATTCCCCAGTCCGCCGGCAGCGCGGTGATGAACTCGGCCGCCTTGTCGGCGAAGCCGTCGCAACAGACGGCGTCGTCTTCCATCAACAACACGGAGTCAATCTGGTTGTTGAGGCAGTACTCGATCAGTCGGAGATGCGACCGGTAGCAGCCCCAGGCCCCGCGGCCGGCCGTCCACCATGTTGGCGGCTGTATGTGTTGCCCATCGACCGCCTGGACGCGCTCGGGCGGCGCAAAGGGCCAGTCGGCCGGCAGCCGCTGCTGGAAAGCCTCCCACCGATCGCGGCGGCGATCGAGCGAGACGACAAAGACGCGTTGGAAGGTATCGCGCAAATTCACGGATCGTTCGGATCGGAAAAGGTTTCGCCGCGGCGAATTGCCTCGTCAATTAGACTGCCAAAGGGATCCAGCGGGTTAAGATAGCGGACCGCGCCGGATGCGACGCCCTTGACTGCGGCTAACACGTGGTCTCTCCAGCTATATAGCTCGCGGGCCTCTCGGAGCAGCGCGACAAGTTCGGCTCGGTGTGCGCGGCAGCCGGACGCGCCCCACTCATTCATTTGCCGCGCGGTCGCGACGCATGGGCAGTTCGGCTTGTGGTCCAGGCCGAAATCGTGGGCAAGCATGCGCCAGAGCTGCGAGCCCGGGCCGGTGTGTGATTCCACGGCGATAAGTGGATCGTGGCGAAGGAATAATGCGCGGTGAGCGTCGCGGGCTCGCTGCAGCGCGGCAGCGGCGCATAGACCCGATCGCGTGCAGTGACTGATTGCCAGCGACAGCGTGACGCGGTTTACACCGCGCGGAAACGGTCCACTTTGGCAGATCGCGCAGGCCTGATCTGTGCAAACAGCGACAGGCACGCCGGCAATTTTGGCCGCTTGCTCGCAGTTTCGCTCGTCGCGATATTCACATGGTGCAGGGTGTGTAGTCAACATCGCCGTCGTAATCCCCTTGCCGCGCGGGTGGATCGCAGGTGCACCCCGGCGGATCCCCTTGGCTGATACACGTGATTTGGATATTCCACCCCATCCCGGCCATGCTCCAATGCCACTCGCAGATCTTGGTACAATCCCGCGCCGCGGACGAGGACGACGAGGAGGACGAACTGGACGAGGAGCCGCCGCAATCCGTGTAGGCAATCTGGCCTTCGAATGACGGGGGAGTAGCCGGCTGCGGACAGTCGCAATTTGGGACGTCCGGACAATCCACGACGCGTTGCCAGATGAGTGGCATTACGTGCCCTCGCATTCTATCGCAGCTAACACGCCTTCGAGGCCCGGCGTGCAGGAAAACGACGGCAGGCTATAGCAGCCTTTACCGTCGCAACAATCGCTCCACTGCAAGACCCACGTCCCGCTGATGCACTTGTACATGCACCAGTCGTTGCAGGAGCTGGACGGGGACGAAGACGAAGAACTGCCGCTGCCGTCGTCGACTGCAAGCCACGTGCATTGCCCGGTGCAGGTTTGGCTGCTGGTACTTGGCTCGCTTTCCGACTCGCTGCTGCTGGTACTTGGCTCGCTTTCCGACTCGCTGCTGCTGGTACTTGGCTCGCTTTCCGACTCGCTGCTGCTGGTACTTGGCTCGCTTGCGGACTCGCTGCTGCTGGTACTTGGCTCGCTTGCGGACTCGCTACTGCTGCTGGACGAGGGGCAGTCGCAACAGCCGGCGTCGTGAGCCAGCGACCAAGTACCCGGCTCGCGAGTCAGGCAGCCGCCCACGATGTTGAGGCTGATGGCGCGACGGTATACCTTGAGCCGACCGTCGATACAGAGCGTGTCGGTCTCGTAGACGGTGATTGGGGCGCACCCCGAGGAGGACGACTCGCTTTCCGATTGACTGGAGCTGGATTCACTGGAGCTGGATTCACTGGAGCTGGATTCACTGGAGCTGCTCGAGCTGCTGGACGATTTGCTCGGTTCGCATACGCACGGCTGACCGACCAGGATCACGACGTACTGGTCGTCGGCGTCCCGCGCCGCGACACACACACGCTGGATAATCGTCTCGTTGGTGCCGTTGCGGACGGTCAGCGTCGGCGCGCCGGACGCTTGGCCGTATGAGTCGGGCCCGGTCCAAATCTCCATCGTGCCGGCCGGCAACAGTCCGCCGCATCCGGCACCTAGATAATTGACGCAACCGACGATCAGCGTTTCGTCGCCCACGTAGCGCGCGCCGGATTTGGTCAGGCAGGAGATCCGCTTTGCCGAGCCGATCAAATGGGCCGGCCGGATATTGAACAGCTCGTGGTCGACGTGCGACAGCGCCTGCAATTCGCGTTGGTTGTCGGTGGTGTCGGCGTCGTATTCTGTCAGGTAGGACGCGGTCGCATCGCTGTGGATCGTATTGACGTTGCGTCCCGCGATGCCGTTGGTCGGCAGCGTCAGCTCGTAATCGTCCGGCGCGCGGCCCGGGTTGCGCTCGTCGTCGCGGAGATCGCCGCGGACAAGCTTCTTCACCTGCTCGATGGCCCAACGAATCTCGCGCAGGAGGTTGGGGCCAATGGTTTTGAACTTATCGGGCACGGATCTAATCGATCAATCAGGACCGGGAATCACGGTGACCTTGGCCGGTACCAGCGTGCCGGCGATCGCCGGCCGAAGCATGACGTAATGACCTGGCACCGGCCGCAGGCACAAATTGCCGGCGTGCCGTTTGCCGAGCGGCGCCGGCGGAATGCGCTGCCAGCCGTTGGGCAGCACGTCGGGATTGTCGGTCAGACCAACTTGGAGCACCTTGGCGTCGTGCGCCTGTTGCTCCTCTTCGCTGGGCTGTTGCGTCGCGCCCTGGCCGGCTACGTTGATGACCAGCACGGCAGTGGGATTGGTCAGGTCCCCGTAGCCGACGACTACCGGCTGATCGACGGGAATCATCGATTTGACCGGCAGCCGCTCGGTGGCGATCGTTTCCGAGTGGCACTGATCGATCGGCGTCTGGTCCAGCGGGTGCAAGAAGGCGCCGCGTAAAGCGGTGGAAAATCGGCAGTGTTCCATGATGGTCGTTTCCCAGGAAATGGATTAGACGGAAAGCGGCGTAGCCGGCCAGCCGACGGCGGAAAAGTCCTTTTCTTTCAGCACGCGCTTGGTCAAATACACTTCGTCCTCGCCGGCGCCCAGAGCGTTGCCGTCGCCGTCCAAGAGGACGTGGACCAGCTCCTCGTTTGCGTCCTTCGCGCGCTTGAACTCGGCCGGATCCGTGCCGGCGATTTTCACCATGTCGCCTTCGTCCAGCAGCGACAAATCCCACGTGTCGTCATTCAGCTCAAAGCCGAACAGCACGTGAAAATACGTAAAACACGTCCCGTACAAGCGCTGCTCCCACTGGAAGTCGCTGCACTTGATCTTGCGCGCGGCGAGATTCCACCACGTCGAATCGTTGACGCTATCGACATATTCGGCGAGAAAATCCAGGTCCAACCACGCTACATTCATTTCCAGCGTGACGTCCGGAATGCTGGTAGGGATTTGGACGGCCGGGCCGCGGAACCGTTGATTGGCGCTGTTCAAAAGCGCGTTGCCGTCTTTATCTTTCGTGGCCTCTTTGGTCGTCTTCTTGAAACCGCCTCGCCAATTGTACGGCTCGAGTAACGGGTTCTCGATGGCATCGTCGGAGCAGCGCTTGAGCGGCAACGTCGAGAAAATTTGGGTCACGTCCCACAGTTTGCGCTGCGTTTCCGCCTTGCGAAGCTTCGCGCTGCCCTTGCGCTGGTAAAAGGCCCAAGGATCGGTCGTATTGCCGATGGCCAAGCTGGCGCCCGGCAGGGCTAGCCCCGGAGCCGTCAAAGCGATGTCCGGCCCGTCCAGCCGATCCGTGGTGACGACCGGCCACACAACGCGATAGGTGCGGTGCCCTTCCTCGTCGACGTCCAGGGCCCAATCTTTCGGATAGCTGACGGCCTGAGCGCTCATCGATCGACCTCCTCCACCGTCACTGGATCTTTGCCCGCGATCTCCTGGTTCGAATCGTGGATCCCCTGCAGGATCTTGAGCGCGGTCTCGTGCCACGGCTCGCCGCTGGCGGTCTGTTGCTCGGTGTCGCCGGCGGCCGCAGCTTTGCCCGTTTGCTGAGCCAGCATCTGGCGATAGGCGTCGACGCGCTCCGCCGCGGCCGCGGAACCTTCCACGGCGGCGTTGATTGGGCCAAGCGGCTTGAACGCGGTATCTTTCAGCGGCGTGTCCGCTTCCTCGCGGGCTTTGGCGACCGCCCGGGCGTAGGTTTCCGCATCAATGGCCCCCTGCTCAAACAAATCGCGGTATTCGGCCAGATCGTCCGCCAAGCGTTCCTGCGGCGTGCGAACCGATTCGGTAAGCTGCTCGCCGCGACGCACGACCTTTTGCCAGTCGTCGTAAGCGCGCGTGATGCTTTGCGATAGCTCTCGCCCTTCGAACGAATTGAGCAGCTTGTCCCGTAGATCAGCGAAGGGGTCGAAGTCCTCCAATTCGGCCAGGCGGTCGGGAAGCTCCGCGAGCGTGTCGTTCAACGCGCCGGCAGCATCGTTGGCATCGTCGATCGCCGTGCCAGCGTCGCGGGCGGAGTTGGTTAATCCGTCCACATTGCCGGCGCCGCCGGAGAGCTCCTTGAATCGCTCGAACACGTCAAACTCGAAGTTGCCCGCAGCCTCTTTCAGTAACTCCGCGTGTTGCCGGCGAAACGAATCGGCCATCACGGCCAGATCCTGGTTCGCCTGGCCGCCGGTGAGCTTGGCTTTGGCTCGGTCGAGATATTCCAGAGTCGTCAGAATACCAGCGCCGGTGCCGATCACTTTCCCTTGCACCATTTGCAAACTGCCGACGGCCATCTCGAGCAAATCGACGAGCAGCGCGAGACCCGGACCGGCTATGTCGATGAGCTCCCGAATCGACTGACCAAACTGCGTATCGGGGCCCAGCGCTTTCACAAATTTTTCCGCGGCCAATTGGATCGCAGGGGCCAGCTCGACCGTTAATTCTCGCGACAAGCCTGTTACCAAGCCCTTGGCCCGGCCCACCGCATCATTGGCCGCTTCCACGCGATTGGCTTCGATTGCGCTAAACGCGAGGCCCAGGTCTATTGCCGCTTGTTCGACGTCTTCGATGCCCTCGCGGCCGGCTCGCAGCGTGTTTAAGAGATCGACTCCCGATCGGCCAAACAACTGTTGCGCCACGTAGGCTTGCTGCGTGGCGTCCTCGAGTCCGGACACGCCCTCGGCAATGCGTTTGAATTGTTCCGCCGGATCGCGGCCGGCCAGCTCAGCAAAGGATACGCCGATCATGTCCAGAGCGTCAGCAGCGGTACCCGTGCCGTCGGCTGCGTCGCCGAGCTGGACGGTCATTTTCTTGAGCGCTTTGTCGAGCTGCTGATCGGTAAGGCCGGAAAACTCAGACGCCGCCAGACGCAGCCCGACTAGCTGCTCGGCGGTGGTCCCCACGGCCCGGGCCGCTTTGGCAATCTCATCGATTTTGCCGAGCTGCTCTTTGACCGCCTCCGACATGGCGTGCACAGCACGTTTGGCGGCCATCACGGCGATCGTAAACGCAGCGAGTGCGGCGGTGCCGGCGAGAATCGCGGGGTGCACGTTGGCCAGCTTGCTAGCCCATTGGCCGAGCACGGGGACGCCGGTCATTTTCTCCAGGCGGAGCTGGCGGACCTGGCGCTGGTAGGTGTGGGCGTCGATCGCGCCCTTGCGGTAGAGATTGGTGAGATGGTCGAGCTTGGAGGCGTAGCGTTGGGCCGGCGTGGCCGAGGCCTCCATCAGCTTCGCACCGTCGCGCAGCTCGCGCTTGGTAACCACCATGCCCTTGGTCAAGCCGGACGTGTCGGTGCCGATCTTATAATTCAGCGATCCGATCGTGGCCATTTATCTGGTCCCCAGGGCGCGGTGTACGGTGTCGGCGATCTCCTCCGGCGTCATGCGTGGTTTGCGCGCAGCCGGCGGCGCCGATCGGCGCGAGGGGATCCAGTCCTCCGGCTCGTGTGCCGGCAGCTCCACGCCGTTCGCCGCGGCGATATGGCGCATGGCTTCCCAAATCGCAAAGCAAATACTGGCCGTATGCTGCCAGGGACCGCTGATCGGCTCTAGTCGGTCGAAGGCGAGCCACTGGTCAAGGACGGCGGGATCGAGCTGCTCGATCCACCTTTGCACGTCGACGATCGGCAGCCCGAGCGCGACGATGAGCCGCATGGCGAAGCGTCGGCGCGGATTGCGTCGGAGTTTTTTGCCAGCTCCTCGAGGTCGCTTTCTTCAAAGCCGCAATGCTCGCGGATCGCGTCGTATAGCCGGCTGGTGACGACGCCGTCAATGGCTTTGAGCTGCTCCTCGTCCTCCGGCCGCAACAACTGGTGATCGCGATCGTCGACCAAGGCCATACAAATGAGCTTGCGCCGCTGCCGCTTGATCTTGCCCAGCGAGTATTTCCCCTCGCTCGATAATACGGCCGCTTCGAATTCGGACTTCTCGGCCTCGGTCAAATTGCGAAACCGGAAAGTTAAACCGCCGATGGACGTCTCGCCATAGCGGCGATCGGTGAGCCCGAGCAACTGCTCGCGCGAGCAAAATAACATGGGGTGCCTCCGCAGGTTTGCCGCCGCGGGAGCATGGAGATGGGCGAGCCGTGGGCGTGAGCCCACGGATAATCCGGCGGCTCACGCCCCCGGCTCGCTAGTCGTCAGAATCGTCGTCGTCAAAATCGTCTGCCTCGTCCTCCTCCGGCTGCAGTTCCGGCGGTTGACACTCGCGACGCTCGCCGGCGCCGAGCTGCGTGGCGATCGCCTCGCGGACCGCCTGCTTGATCGGCTCGGGCCACGGCTGCCCGCTCGGTTGCCGGAGAAAATTGACCGGCGCTAACGGCTGCTTGCCGACGTAGCCCACGTGGCACAATGGCCCATCGCCGCCCTGGGCAAAAATCATGTACTGATCGTGCTCCACTTCCACCGGCCCCAGGGCCGTGCGCTGAATGCCCTTATGCGGGCGAAGTTCCACCGCGATCATGCGTGCCTCCATTGTGATTAGCCGGCGGGCGCTAGCCCCCGGTTGTTTGAATTCCGATTAACCGCGGGCTAGCGCCCGCCGGCTAATTTACGGCGTGGTTTCCTTCGTGAACGTCGGCCCCGTCTTGCCGTCGAAACTGAACCGGATATTCATGACTTGAATTTCGCCGTTCGCCAGCCGCGGTGTCGTGACGCGGCTGATAAAGCCCGTGCCCGCATGGTTCGCCGCGGTGTTGCCGGCCGTGTAGATCGGGTACGTGATCGTGGCGGTCTCGACGGTGCCGACGGTCGGCAGCCCGGCCGTGATGCGATCGAATTCGACCTCTACTTCCATCTCGCCGGGCTCGGCGAGATCGTCCGGGATGTACGTTTTGTTGCCCGTCGTGCCGAGGTGGCTGTCTTCCAGCTTGCCCAGCTCGGACGCTATTTGCCCGATGTTTCTAATGTTCCCTATCGCGCCGGTCGTGCCCAGGGCCAGCGACGCACCATTGCCGGTATCGGCTGCATCTGCCATTGGTTTCCCCCTCGCCCCGCGCGCTAACTGGTTGGCTGCGTGTAACTGATCCGATAATCGCGCGACGCGATGTATCGGAACTCGTTGCCGCCGTCGTCGATCGGCTCCTCGGTGTGTCGCAAGCCCCCGGACATGCTGATGCCGCGAGCCATTACGGTGCTCAGCAGCGCGCGCCCGGATCGCAGCCGCAACCGAATCAATTCGGCCAGTGCGTCCGCCGCTTCGCTGGTCGCCGCGTACGCGTCGATCTGCACGACTGAATGCGCCAGCGCGGATCCACCGCCCAGGTGCTCCTCCTCGTCACCGGCCACGATCGCCAGGCGGATCGCCGGCAGCGTCTCGTCCTGCTCGAGCTTGCCCGGCCGCACTCGCGCGGCGACGACTGCCAGGATGCCCGCGTCGGCTCGCAGATACGTCCGCAGCTCGCTTAACAGCGTAGCCATATTACGATTGCCCAACCCAGCCGCTGACGCTGGTACCGGCTCCGACGCTGGCCAGATTCAGCCGCACCAAGCACTTGGCGGGCAGATCGATCGCAAATACCGCGTCGGCGGTCTTAGCCGTGTGCGCGACGTACGTCGTTCCGCCGTCCGGAGATACCTGCACGGTCATGGTGGACGTGTCCCAGGTACCGGCCAGCACAATCAGCAGCGGGCCGCCCCGGTGCGTAATCGCCGAGCTGTTGCCGTTGGCGGTCTGCGCCGAAAAAAGTGCGTTCATTTTTAACCTGCGAAAACGTCGACCACCGTACGAAGTTCCTCCAGGAGGATTTGCTCCGATTCCGGTTGAAACTGCTCGAAGCTTGGCCGCACAAACGCGTGCGGCTCGACAAAGCCGATCATTCGCCCGCCGCTTGCAATCGTGCCGCCGACGATCATTCGATGGCCAAATTCGACCAGGTGAGCGTGTCTGGCCTGGACGCTTGCGCCCACGATCGCCGTCCAGCGCTCCCCACGATGCACCACCTTGGATTTGATCTCTTTGCGCAAATCCGGGAATTGCGGATCACCGCCAGTGCCCTGGTTGCGCGGCGTCGCGTCGCGCGTGAGCTTGCGGCCGCGAGCTGCCGCGCGAGTCATGGCACGTCCCAGCGCCTTTTCCCGGACCTCGACCTCCAGCCTTGCGAGCTGCCGATCTATTTCCTCGGTCCCCTCGGTGCTAACGCTGATTGTCTCGCTCACTTGACCTCACGGCAGGTGATCCACAGCTCGCGCCGGCGGCCGTCCGGATCGCGAACGTTGACCGGGTACAAGTGCCGGCCATCCCACACAATCCGCTGTTCGGCGGTGTAGCCGCTGCGGTACCGGACGCGGACCAAGTGCGTGGCCGTGGCATCGATCATGTGCCCGTACAGCCGCTCGGCGCCGCCCGTCTCGATCACTTCCGCCGGCTCATCCTCAAGCCAGTCCTGCCAGTCCGCGATCACTTGCCCGGCGGCGTCTTCGTCGCCTTCGTCCGCCTGGATCGTGATGCGATGGCGCAATCGGCCGGCCTGCATCGGATCACCCCTTGATGTCCAGCCGCACCTCAGTACTTCCCACCAGGCCCGTGACCGCGGTTCCCGTGGCCGCGTCGTTGACGGCCATCGTGATTCGGATGTCGAGCAGATCGCCGGCGGCGAGCGTCGTCGCGGTGATCGTAAACGTCTTGTCCGCAGCTACCAGGTTATTGCAGCTCTGCGCGGCCGTGGCGCAAAGGTCCGCGCCGATGCCCGCCTCCTCGTCGGATTCGTAACACTGCACGTCGATCGTAGCCGACGTGTCGGCCACGGTCGTGAGCATGCCGCAATGCACCACGATTTGCACGGTCTCGCCGGCGACATACTCCGGCGGCACCGCAAACGTGCACCTGGCGTACTTGTTGGTCGCCCCGGCAGCCTTGAGATCCTCGGTCTGTACCGAGGGGCTGTCGGTCCCGAACGTGCCGCCAATAATGCCCAAATCGTCGTTGGCCGGCGTGCTCGGCAACGGGCTGTCCATGTCGTCCCACACGCGCCACTGCTCCGGGCGGATGTGGTACACCTGCACGTTATCTTGCGCAAGCCCTGATCGCCCGATCCCATTGACGCTGGCGAAAGTGGCCGTGCCGCTCACGCGCAGATCGCCGCCAATCACGACGTCGTGCGTAATAGAGACGGTCGACCAAGCCGCAGTGGCGGCGCATAGGACAAGAGCCAGAGCCAGAAACAGTTTGTGAGATCGTGCCATGTTGTCTCCGCTTATTTGTCGCCAAGATTCATCCAAGTAATCGTCACGGTGCCGGTGAAGGTGCCGGTAATCGTGTTATCGTGTGCCACGTTGTCGTCGACGAGCAAATTTAAGAAGAGATCAACCGCGGTCGCCGTACCATCGCGCCAGCGTGCACCGGATTCGGTCAGCAGCGTGGCCGCCTGGACGGCGTCCACGTTGGCTACCTTGCTCACCGCCTGCGTGGTCGCCGTCGATTGCAGGATCTGGCCTATCTTGTTGGCGGCGTCCTGGTGATCCGTGGGCGCTTCAACACCCAGGCCAATATCACCATCCCACGCGTCGATCGCCGGCGCGGTCAGTGTCATCGAGCCGTCGATCACGCAACCGATCGTGGCGATCAGCCCTTCGGGGAAATCGTAGATTTTGGTACCGCCGTATTGGCCTTGTCCGGCTTCATCGCCGAAAGTGAAGGGAGTCGCGGTGCAGGTCAACACCGTCTGATGAATGACGCCGTCCCCATATTCGACCGCGGCTACCGTCGCGCCGTTTTTCGCGCCCACGCCGGACGAGGTGATTAGCGTGCTGGAAAAGGTTTTCGCCCCGCCGACCGTTTGGGCGCCGGCCGTCATCACAAAGGAGGCCGAAGCCCCGGCGTCCGGAATCGTATAGGTGCGGGCGCCGGCCTGGCTCGCGTTGACCAACGTGGTTGTCGTGTCGCCGGCGGAATCGGCGGCCGTAATCGCCAGCTTGCCTTTGCTGGCGGTCGACGGGAATACATCCACGGTGCCCGCCGTGCCGCTGACGCCGGCGTCGATATTGACCGCGTCCAGATTGCGAAAGTCCCCGATGTCCTTGCTGCTGTCGACAACGACGGCCTTGCTCGCCTTGACGGTACCAGCCGAGACGGTGTCTACGTACCCAAGCTCCGTGGTGCTCAAATCGGTGAGCGCGTTGATCTGCGTGCTGATGTCGTTTTCGCTCGAATCGTAGAAAGCCGCATCATTCAGATAGAAGGCTCCGGCTTGGCTCATGTACGAGCGGTTCGGCGCGTGGCCGGCCTCCTGCGTGATGCCAGTCCCGATCAGAGCGATCGCGCACAAGGCGATCGTGGAAAGCAAGATAGCGGCGAAAGTGCGCATGGGTTGCCTCTTTCTTTGTAGGGTGGGCCGAGTCTTCGGGGCCACCGGGAACGATGGTTGAAACGCGGCCGCCTAGCCTTCGTGCAGCTCTTCCCACTCGACGTCGCGGGCCGGCTGGGCTTTGCGGTGCATCGCTTTCTTGATGCGCTGGATCACGCGGCCGTCGGGCAGTGCCGCCCGCATCTGGTCGCCCATTTCTTCGGTCAGGGCGAGTTGAGCGGCTTTCTTTTTCTGATCTTGCGCTCGGGCGGTGGTATCCGCTCGTGCCTTTGCCGCCTTGGCTTTTTCGTAGGACTCCCAATACTCGATTGCGTCGTGGCTGAGTACCGGGATCCGCTCCTGTAATTGCGTAGCCGTCGCCATATCAATTCTCCGTCGCGATTGCCGCCGCGTCGGTCAGGTTACCATTCGTCGGTTCGGTCCGTCCGGTCCAGCGTGCCGGCGGCGCCGTATTCCATCAGCTCGTCGCCCAGGCTGTAGAGCTCGATCAGTCGTTGCGCCCCGTTGGGCAGCCGGTGCAAGGCGCGTTCGGCCAGCTCCTCGCGAAACTCGTACATTTGTCCGATCAGCAGCTTGAGGCACGCCACGATCGGCTCGGGCACGTCGTCGGCATCGCCGTAGCCGGCGACAAATCGCACCGTGACCACGTCCGGCGCGTCCCGCGCCGTGGGCCACGTCTGAGCGTAGGCCGGACGGATAATGCCCGGCTCGCGCGTTGCGCTGACGACGTAATCCTCGCTAACGGTCAGCGTCTGCGAGTCGCCCGCGATGTCGGTGTACGTAATAGACGTCACCGAGGCCAACGGGGCTCGCGGTATCCGGATCGGCTGCTGGCCGCTTGGGAATCGGTCCAGTACCAAGTCCCACGTGGCGGTCACAAGCTGCCGGTAGGTCTCCTCCTCGAGCCACTTGCGCGCCGCCGTGATCAGGCTATCGATTAGCGTGTCATCGTCGTCGAACGTGACCCGCAGATGCTCTTTGGCCTCGGCCACGGTCAGCGGCTCTTCGGCCGGCGCGGTGACCAGGTCCAGGCCGTACGTCATGGTTTTGCCTCACCGTACGGGCAGCGGAATGCCAGCAGTCGATCGAGCACCGAGCGCGTGGTCTCTTGCACCGTTTCGACGGCGGCCGTCACGTGGTCGATGGCTTGCGTGTTGTCGTTGATCACCTTGCCGGTGTCGCGCAGCACCTGCAGCAGTTGCCGGATCAGCCACACCAGCACGCCCAGCAGCATCAGCGCAAAGCCGGCGAAGCCCCATTGCAAGATGGGGGCCAGGGTCACCAGTGACTCGGCGCCGGTCGGCATGGCGTCCTCATTTCCTGGGAAACGATCGATTCGTCCGGGCTTACGCGGTGCCTTCGGCCGGCGATACGTGCTTTTCGTGCGCGGCGACGTCGGCGCTCTGGGTCACCGGTTCTTTCGCGCTGTCGTATAGGATCGCCAGGATCCCGTCGACGACGGCGCCGGTGGATCCGCCGCGGGTGACCACGGCACGCACATAGCGCTCTTGCACGCGGCGAATGTCTAGCACGGACACCAAATTGTCATCCGTGATCGCGGCCTCGGTCGACGTGCCTTCCAGATCCGCGGCATCGCTCATATTCGACGCGGCGCCCTGCTGGGCCTTGACGTACGGCGTGCCGTCGGTGATGGCGCCCCAAAGGACGAGAAACATCACGCTGTCAAAAGCCTCTTCGGCGCCCAGGTCGATAATGTCGCTGGTGACAGCGGCCGTGCCGACGGCCTGGGCCGTCTTGATGCGATCGATCCGGACGCGCTCGCTTAGCATCCCACTCATTGATCACCTCGTGTTGCCGTCGCGTGTGAAGGTGTTGAAGTTTCCGGCGGCTATCGTTTTTCGCCGGCGTCGGTCGCGGCCGTCTCGGCCGGCTGGCCGCCCCGCTTGATGGTCTTCCGCGTCGCGCGGCGCGGTTTCTTTGGCTCGCCCGATTTCGCTGCCGGTCGCAGGATCTCGCATTGTTGCGAGGCCTCGTACACGCGGGCGGTCACTTCGTCGAGCTGCGATTGCTGCCCGGGCCGGAACGATTGGCCGCGGCACTGGGCGTGCGTTATCCAGCGGACGACTACTTCTTGGCTCATGATGGCTCCTGGTGTATCGTGACCGGCCGCAGCCCGGAACGTCCGAGCTGACGGCCGGCCAGTCGCGGCGGCGTGCGGTGGCCGGCCGGGTCAAGCCGGCATTAGGCGTGCATCTGCATATACTTGACCGGATGCGTCCCGGCGTCGAGCAGATTTCCGTCCGCGCGCTCGAAGCAGATAAATACCTCTTGGCGGTACTCGGCGCGGCGCTCTTTCAGGCGCAGGATCACGAGCTGCCGCACGCGCCGCACCTTGTAGTAGGACATGGCGCCGAACAGAATCACCTTGTTGCTCGCAGTGGCGGCGCTGTCCATGTGCTGGTTGATCGTCACGCCGTAGCCGTTCAGCGAGTCGGGCCGGCCGTCCTGCAGGCCGGCGCGCCACATGTAGCGGCCTTCGCCGTCTTTCAGCAGCCGCACCTCCAGCACAATGTTGTCGTGCATCATGAAGCGGCAGCCTTGGGTGCGGTACGCCGGGTCGACCGAATGTTCGAGCCGTAGTATGTCGTCGGCGGCGATCACGGTCGCGGCGTCCGTGGTACGGCCCAGCGTGGCGGCAATCACAATACCCTTGGGCTGATTGTTGCCCGTCCCCGTCGTGAACTTGCGGTTCTTCGCGCGGCCGATTCGTTCGCCCAGCATGCTGCCGAGCTCTTCGGCAAAACTGGTCGGCGCGTCTTCCAGCAATCGCACCGGCACCATCAATTGCTTGCTCGAGAACTCGTACGCGTTCCATTTCACGAGCGCCAGCGTCGGCTCTTCGTCATAACCCGTGGCGGTGTTTTCTCCGAGCATCTCGCCTTCGTTCGAGGTGTCGTCCGCGGTCGGCCAGCCCATTTCCTCGCCGGTGTTGGTGACGATCACGCTGGCGACCTGCTCCACGCCGCCGAAGGCGAGCATATTGCGTTCCAGCGCGTTCACGAGTGTGCTGCCGACGACGAATCCGCCGGCGGTGCCTTTATAGGCGCTCAGCGCCCGCTGCTCTTCGCGATCCTGCAACAGGCTTGGGTGCATGGATCGCACCTGGTATTGGAGCGCGCGAAACTGGTGTGTGTCGTAAAGATCAAGCACGATCTCGTCAGAGCTTAGATCCAGTCCGCATCGCTGAGCGGCCTGCACGTGTCGCTCGCTGCGGCACTCTTCGTGCCGGCGGCCGAACCAAGCCTGTAGTGCCAAGTCGCGGGTCTCCGCATCCGGCGGTCCGGATCGGTCGACTCGGTCGCGCTGCAGGTCGCCGCGAAAGTCATCCTGTCCCGGGCGGTTGCGGTGCTGGTCGTCGCCCCCGTCGTCGCCCTGGCGGCGATCGCCGCGGCTCTGTTGCTCCATGTCCTCGATCACCCGATCGAGATCCACAGACCGCTTTTCCTCGTCGATCTGCACGCGGAGCGCGTCGTATTCGGCGTTGGTCTCTTCCCACGCCTTGCGGGCCTCGTCCGGCCACAGCTCGGCACCGGTCTTGCCGGCCTCTTTTCGCTCGTTGTACTGGTCGCGAATTTGGACCATTTTTTGGTGACACTCGCCGGCGCGCTCGCGGAGTTCTTTCAGTGACGGCATGATTCCTCCCGATAGTTTGGTGTAGCCGGCTCGTGGCCGGCCGCGCTACTGGATCCGCAGTGGCGCCTGCGGTGCTCTTTGCTGGCCAGGCTGACTCCCTGGTCTGTCCAGAGAGAGACCGCCGGCGGCTGCGTAACGCGCGTGCTTCTGGGTGTGGATAGGCTCGGTAGCATGGATCGAGCCCAGGGCCCTGCAAGCTGTCCGGGACGGCTTGCGGGGCCTATTTTCGTGCGCTGCAGCCGCCCTTGGCGGCCTTCGCCGTGGTGTGCTGGCGCTCGGGGGGCGACCCCGTGGCCGAGACACGCACACACTGGAGAGCGGCGATTGGACGTCCGCGTCCCCCAGGTCGCGGAGGGCCTGCGGGCAGCAAATCAGTTTTCCAGCTTACGCGCGAATTTGGGCGCGTTCCAAGTTTCGGACGATTTTCGCGCCGCGCAACGAAAAAGCCCGGTGGAAGCTATCACCGGGCGGGAGGGAAAATGCTCGCTCGATCTCACGGGCCACTCTAGCACGGCCGGCCAGACGAAGCAAGCTAAATCACTCGATTTTGTGACCGTCGACCACCAGCGAGCCGCCGGGCCACTGCGGATAATCAGGCGCATGGCGGATTTCATGCCCCGCGTGCCGGATCGTGACGAGGATCACGGCCGCCGCGTAGTGCCACTGCCCCGGCAGCCGATCGTCCGCGTTGCGTACGATCTTGCCGATTAACTTGGGCAGTCCATTTTCGCCGCGCAACGTCGCGTGGACGATGACCTCGTCCTCCCGCGCCTCCGCGACATCCTCTGGATCGACGTCACCCAAGACCGACCGCGCCCAGGCGAGTAGATCCTCGTGATCTTCGACCGGCAGCGGCAACGCAATCGTCAGCTCCGCACCGCGCACGTAGATCTCTTTGCGCTGGCGATTGCTGAGATGATATTTGATGCTCATGATTTGCTCCAAACAAAAAGGCCAGCGGCGGAAAACCAATCAGCAAAAATCGGGCGAACAGCATCGCTCGAGCTTCAATGGGGCCGCCGCCGGCCCGTGTAGGATCAGTTTTGCGAGGGCGGCCATACGATCAGCCGGCCCTCGAACGTATCGACGCAGACGTAGTGGCCGTCACGCTTGGCCAGCTTGCAGCCGGCCGCGAGCTGTCGGCCCGCCGCCAGGATCCTCAGCGCCCGCATGGGGACGTCATGCACATCGCGGTCAATCTCATCCTCCTCGGCCAGCTCCCAGCCGGGGCGCCGCTCTTCCAGCCGCGCCCGGAACTGCTGGCCGTCATAGCGAGCGCGCTCGCGCTGATACGTCTCCTCGCAACCGATGCCCTCGGCCAGCATGGTCACGAGCCGCTGCGAGCCGTGCGCCGCGATCCAGTCGCGCCGCTCCTGCTCTTTGCGCTCAGCCTCCGCGCGCTGTGCGGCTTCCTTTGCCGCCTTTTCCCGCGCCTCCAAAGCGCGGAGCCGCTGCTTGGCCGGATCAATCACCTCCTGCGGGATTGCGTCGTACGCGTACTTTCTCACGCGCTCGTCGCAGTCGGGCGCAATCGGGCATGCGTGGTACCGATTGCGACAGAGCAGCAAATGATGCTCTGCCAACTCCTCCTCGCTGGCTTGCTCGATCCACTCCACGATTTTGGGCACCAGCGCGACCGCCTGGTCGCGCACTGCCTGCTCGTCGGCCTCGTGCTGAGCCACGGCTGCGCGGTACTGCTCGAGCGCCTCAATCACTCCTTCCTGCGTGGGATCGTTGACCGTCATTATCCGCTGCACGTTTCCGCTCGCGGGGTCGCGGTCCCCCAACCGCGGTGCAGGGTACTTGCGGTATGTGTCACTTTCGAGCACGAGCCGCGCCGCGAGCTCGTCGCGATCCTGCCACGTCATCGACGCCACATCCAGCTCGACAACCACCGGCGTCTCGGTGCCATTGACACCGCGCTGGATTGCCTCGCGTCGATTGACCGCCACATACACTTGGGTCAGACTAGTCATGTCAGGTCCTCCTTGTAGGACTTGGCCAAGGGCCGGGGCGGCTGCCACCGCTGCCGGCCCACTTCTATTTGGGCCGCGGGCACTCGCCCGCGGAGAATCCCCTACATGGTCGCCAGCACCCGCGCGGCCGATCCGCGGCGGGCGATCATTTCTTTGGCTTCGATCCTGTGCGGGGCCAAGGATCGTTTCGCGGTGGCCCGCACGTGCTTTTCGATTTCCTCCGGCGTGACGCCGTGATTCAAATACTCGGCCACCGCGCGGCAGAACGCCCGCACCGAGCGATTGCCGCGGCTCTTGTTGCAGCGCTCGCAGCAGGTGACCAGGTTGGTCTCGTGGTTGCTGCCGCCCTTGCTGTGCGGCTTGACATGGTCGAGGCTGAGGCTTGCCCCGTCCTCGACGCTGTGGCCGCAGTAGGTACAGGCCAGGCCGTCGCGGAGGTAGATGGCCAGCCGCTTGTCTTGCCGGATCCAGTTCATCCCCTGCCATTCGCCTCGGTCTCGTGCCGTCTCGTGTTGTTTCTTGCTGGCCATGATTTCCTCCTTTGCTGCCCTAATTCTACAGTCTTATTCGTCCGTGTCAACGAATAATCGGGGGAATTCCGCCAAGTTTTCCGTCTTTTTTTTCGTTGCCGTAAACGTATAAGGGGTAAAGAGTTACGGCCGTTTGCACGGTGGACGGCCGGGTTTAGGGCGTTTTTCGGCAAGAATTTTGGCAAGATCCGACCGGGAAAGTAGCTTGACGCGGAGATTCCCGAGCCGCCGGCCCACGCCAAGACGAGCGGCGATCGTGGCCAACGTGCTCGCCGCAACGCCGGTGAGTTGGGCGGCCTGAGAAATGGTGACGGGGTATTTGGCTGGCGGTGGTTCGGTAGCGCTCATACACCCATTGTACGGCCGAATTCGTCGGCGTCAACAGGTATCGGCGAGCGGTCGGACGGTTGGGGAAACGACCTGGACGCCGACGGTGCCGCCCGGAGCCGGACCGGGCGATTGTAAGATTTACAATTGCGGCGATCGCCGCGGGCGGGTACTGTGCGGGCCTCACTCCGATTACGCTCGCCGCTCCTGGGCGGCGTTGGCGGCGAGCGACCAACGGCGGCCGGGTGTGGCGTGACGCCCGGCCGCTCTCTTATTTGGCGAGCGGTGGGCGTTAGCCCGCCGATGATAACGCAATTATCCGGCGGCTCACGCCTCCGGCTCGCCAACAGCTTAGCCGCAGCTCCGGGCGGCTCGATCGGCTTCCGATCGCCACGGGTAGCAGTAATCGTCGGCGTCGGCAATGTCGGACTCGATCGAGCGGATCTGCAGCTCCATCTCGCGCAGCAGCTCCTCGTCAGATAGCACCAGCGAGCGGCGCGTCAGCCACTCGTCCCACGCCTCGGTCAAATGCGCGGGCACGTCGCCGCGTGCGCCGGCCTCGGTGGACTCATACGCGGGATACGTGACCGGCCCGACGTCGAGCAGCTCGACCTGGTGCAACTCGCGGATCTCGATCGTCCGCGCGTCGCGCGTCTCTTCGACCCAGGCCACCTTGCCGCGCTTGCCTCCGTAGACGCGGAAGCCGAACGAGCTGCCGTCCAGATCTCCGCGGTCCAGCAGGGCCACGGTGTCGCGGCCGGCCTGCGTATCGGGCGCGTCGATCTCGTACCGCAGCCCGGTCTTGTCCACGGACAACCGGACCGTGCCGATGTCGCTGCGACCGAGCAGCCAATTGGGATCGTGGTTGGTCAGTCCGCGCACGACGTCGTTTTTCAGCGCGTCGTCGAAGGCGCCGGGCATGACGCGCTCGTACGCGTCCTGCCACAACCGGTACTCGGTGCCGGGATCGTTCGCGCGGTAGAACACGGCCGCGTAGCCGACGATCACGCGCTGCTGGTCGTCGCCTTCGCCGCGGAGCTCGATGCGCGGGCGGGCGCCGTCGCGGCGCTCGTACAGCCGGCCCACGGCGCGGTGGGCGGTAGATTCGGACATGGGAAGCCTCCAGAAAAAAAAAGTGAATGACCGGCGAGCCGGGGACGTAAGTCCCCGGATCATCCGCGGGCTGACGCCCACGGCTCGCCTAGACGCGTCGGTGATCGGGGGCCGTTTCCCAGGAAATGGTTTCGGCGGCGACGCCTGCCGGCAGTGAGTCGATCAGGCCGCGGAACGATTGCGCGAGATAATCGCCGCGATCGCCGGCCGCACAATCGGCAAGATCCGCGCAGCGTGCGGCCACCTCGGCCAGCAGGGATTCGACGACGTCGCTCGGCGTGGCGGCGATCCACGGGGCGATCGAGCGAGCGGCGTCCAGCGGCAGCCGCACCATATCGGCCGAGATGCCGGCGTGCTCGTCGCGCAGCCAGTCGACCAGGTCGCCGGGGCCGCCGAAGTACTTGGCGCGACGCTCGGCGTGTTGGGCCCAGCGGCGGAGGACTCGGCGGGCGGCGTCCGCCAGTAGCGCGCGGTGGGCGTCGCGGGCGGCGGATTCGTCGGACGTGTCGGACGTGTCGGACGTGTCGGACGTGTCGGACGTGTCGGACGTGTCAGACGTGTCAGACGTGTCAGACTCTTCGCCCACCGCCTGCATGTTCGCCGGCCGCCAATACTTGCCGCCTTCGCCGTCGGGCCGCGGATTCAATCCTTCCCAATCGCGCGTTTCGTCGGGCGAGAATCGCCCGTGCTGAATGCCGGCCACGGCGATCGACGATCGCGTCGACGCGTCCGCCCACAGCAATGCGTTGATCTGGTACCGGATCACGTGACTCCGCCTCTCGCGTTGCCGCTCGGTCAGCAGCTTGCTGTTGAGCTCCGCTTGGTTTGCGCTCAGCCAATAGCTGAGACACGTGTCGTAATAATCCTGTTTGGCGGCCTCCTCCGAGTTGTAGCTGATCGATTCTTTCACACCGAGCTTCGACGGCGCGAGCATGAACCAGTTGGCCACGTGGCGGATCTGCTGATCGTCCAGCTCGATCAGTTGCGCCTTTTGCGGGTCGACGGTCGTCGAATACCAGCGATAGCCGTCGCGCAGCACGAGCGTCTTAAACGCCAGGTCGAGCCGGCTCTTGCGTTGCTCGATCGACTCCTCGACTTTGTCGCGCCCTTTCTTGGTCCTGCCGGGCGGCAGTTGCAAGACGCCGCCGTGCTGCGCGCCGTTGGCGAAAAATTTGGACGTAAATTTGCGCGCGGCCAGCGCGACGCCGAAGTCGTGCCGCGCCTGCTCGATCAGCGGCGGCGCGCGCATCCCGTCCCAGCACAGCCCCTGCAGATGCAACACGTCGTCCGCCGGCAGCGGCTCGAGCTGGCCGTCGACCTCGGTCACATACGACAGCCGCTTGCGGACTCGCAGCGGCGCGGTGCGATCGGGCGGCAAATTGTAGAGCCCGCGGATCCGGCCCAGGTCGTCGCGGTCGATCCAGGCGTAGGCGTTTTCCCAGAGCAACGCCGCGGCGAAATGCCTCCGCCAAAACTGGAGCGCCGTCACCTCTTCATTTGCGCGGCCGTCGCGCGAGATGAATGGCCACGCCTGGTGACGCCGATCGACGTCTTTTCCGTCCGTGTCGTCGGTCCGGTACCGGTAGGTCTTCAGCGGCAGTTTGGAGCAATCGCCGCTAATCATCTTGACGGCACGGTGGACGGGCGACAGGGTCAGCGCATGGTCGACCGTCACCGACTGGTCTGTCTCGGCGATCATTCCCGAGCTGATATGGTCGCGCCAGGCGTCCGGATCGGACAGCGACCAAGCCGGGTTCTCCAGAGTGGCGCGGAAAAAATCCTTGATTTTTTGAAACAGCCCCATGAAGAGCTCCCCACGCCGCCTGCGCAAGTATGTAGCAGTGGGATCGGTGCTCAGTTGACGGGCAGAAAACGGGCGAACCTGCCCAAACCTGCCCAAACCTGCCCACACCTTGCCAGAGTGACCACACGTGTCACGCGATGGTAAGATAGGCAAGATCACAAAAGGGCACATTTGCACCAAATACCCTAGGTGCCCGCGAAACGAGAATCGGGCTATGATGCCGATCATGTTCCGCAACCCGATCTATGCCATCGGCGCCGCCTGCACGCTCGTCCTGATCGCCGTGTCGATCGTGTGGCACCTGATTATTTGGGTCGCGTCGCTGTTCTAGCGACGCTACTCCTCGTCAAGAGCCTCGTCGCTGCCCAGCTCCGTGGCTGCCTCACTTTCGACGATCGACTTTTCCGCGGCTCTCGCTGCCGCGCCGGCTTGCGGCACGCGGCTTGCGCTCAGCACGGCGCGGAAATGTGCCCGCAGGCACCGGATCAGAAATAGCGCCTTGTTGTCGTTGCTCGCCGGGTAGGGCAGACCGGTCTGCGCATTGATCGGCGGTCCATAGACCGCCCAGAACGCGTCAGCATATTTGCTGGACGTCTCGGCCGTCTGGTAATCGACCTTCGCGTCAGCGTAATTGACAAGCGTCGTTACCTCGTCGTCCTGGACCAGATCCATGATG